ATTAAACTTGAAGCGCGCATGCAAGAGCAGGTCGAAACCGTTGACGTGGTGCCGATGGAGCACGACCGCGACGATGCTAGCCAGCCATGACAGCCAGCATCCGCGAGCAGATTCTTGCCGAGATTGCAACCCGCCTTTCTGCAACCGCAGGAATCAGCCAGCGTGTTTACCGCTCGCGCGCAGAAGCTGTCTCGCGTGGTGAAATGCCATGTCTGATTGTTGAGCCGATCGCCGACCCCGCCGAGCCGATTGGCGGGATGTGTAAAACCGATCGGCGCCTTACCGTAAAGATCGCAATTCTGGTTCACGCGGACGTGCCAGACCAGGCTGCGGATCCAATCTTGGTTGACTTGCATCCTAGGTTAATTGCTCCAAACGATCAGAACCTCGGCGGGTTGGCGATCGACGTTGAACTGCTTGGGGATGACTTCCAGTTTGCGGCGACCGATGGCGTGATCATCACGTCGTACAGAATCTGGTATCGCCATGACACGTTTGCGCTCACAAGCGCCTAGACTCTAACCATGGCACAACCCAACATTTTCATCGTCGATACCAATAATCCCGCCGAAGTAACCGGCGTGGTGTCGGACGAGGTTGCCTCTCCAGTCGAACCAGTCGAACCCGAGCCCGCCGAAGATGCCCCTCAGATCAAAACAGCGCCTCGTCCTCGTAAAGACTGAAGGCAGCAATTACGGCACCGACTCGTCCCCGGACGGGTCAAATGCCCTGTTCATCAACGATGACATTCAGCTTACGCCGCTGTCTGGCGATGTCACCCAGCGCCGTGTTATTCGTCCTTACATGGGCGCATACGAAGGGCTGATTTCCAACACTCAAGTTGGCATTTCGTTCAGCGTTGAGTTCGCTGGTTCCGGCTCTGCCGGCACTGCTCCTCGCTATGCGGATCTGCTTCGCGCTTGCCGCACTTCGCAAACCGTAACCGGTTCCGCTCTGACCGGTTCTGCGCAAGCCGGTGGTAGCGAATCAATCACGCTTGCTGCTGCTGGCACGTCTGCGATTAACAACTTTTACAACGGCCAAATTATCACGATCACGTCTGGCACCGGCAATGGCGCTACTGGTGTAATCACGGCATATAACGGCACAAGCAAGGTCGCGACAGACATCCCGCTCAGCGGCCTGTTCACCCCTGGTGCCAGCAGTGGTTACAGCATTGCTCCGAACGTAGCGTTCAAGCCAATCAGCACCATTGACGGAGTTGCTGATACGTCGGTTACGATCTGCTACAACATTGATGGCGTGCAGCACAAGCTGCTCGGCTGCCGTGGCAACGCTGCGCTGAATGCAAATCTGGGTGAAATTCCCAGTTTGCAGTTTACGTTTACCGGCGTTTACGTTACGCCAACTGATACAGCACAATCCACTTATACGACAGCCTATGCCAACCAAGCGGTTCCCGCTGTATTCCGCGACGACAATGTGAAAGCGCTGCGTGCATTCGGTCAGTCAGGCTGCCTGCAGATGGTGTCCTTTGACTTCGGCAACCAAGTTGTCTATCGCGAGCGAATCGGCTGCGTTAAGCGTGTGGATCTGATCGATGCGCAGGCCAGCGGCCAAGTGATGCTGGAGGCGACCACAATGGCAGCCTTCAACCCTTTCACCGCCGCTCTCCAGGAAGGCACCTATCAGCGCCTGAATTTTGTTCACGGCACCACTGCCGGCAACCGCTGTGCCTTGGTCGTACCCCAGTGCGACCTCGGTAATCCGACGTACTCGACGGATAACGGTGTCGAGATGATCAACCTGCCGTTTACCGCACCTCCGGCTGTGGCAAACGACGACTTCTACCTCGTTTATTCCTGATGGCATTCGTCCGCAAAAAGGTCACTACTTACCTGTGGCCTGTCCCCGTTTTCTCCCCTGCCGATGGTGGGGGCTTCAATAAGGAAACGATTGATCTTGAGTTTCTGCGCATCAGCCGCACGGAACTGGAGAGCACCAAGGACAACGTTGCGCTGCTCCGAAAGGTTATCAAAGGCTGGAAGGGCTACAACGACGAAGCGGGCGAAGCAATTCCGTACAGCGCAAGCGCGCTGGACGAACTGATGGAGGACACTGCATTTGTGCCCAGTGCCGCCAAGGCTTATTGGGATTCGCTCAGTGGTGCCGCGCAAGCGGGAAACTGAAAGCCGCCGCCGAACACTGGGCTGGCGGCGGTGACGAAAGCGGTGATCGATCGGCGTTACTGGAGGATGCTGCTGCATTAGGCGTCATCCTCCCCGCCGAACCAGAGGCAAAACAGGAGCATTTTGAGGTATGGGAAGAAAACTGGCCCATCCTTGAAATGTTCCTGCGCCTTGATTGGCGCTTCACCATGGGTGAGCGGACTGGACTGAACTACCAGACACTAGAATGGTTATGTAGAGTATTCAAGGTCGAAGACGTTCCCGAAATGTACGACGGGCTTCGATCCATGGAACTCGCGGCGTTGACCACCATCGCGGCACGACGGAAGAAGGATGGCAAATAATACCGTCAAGTTCGACATCAAGGCCGCCATTGATACGCGCGGTCTGGATGAGTTTCAGAGCCAGCTTGGTGAACTGCGCAGCACCGCCGAGCCCCTGGATCGTGTGCTTGGCGATGCCGTTAAGTCCATCAAGGAATGGGCATCGGCGTCTCGGTTGTCTGAGCGCAATACTGCTGCTGCCACGTCTGCGATTGATGCGCTGACGCGCGCGATGACGGCGGGCAGCGCTGAATGGACAAAGGGCAAGCGCTCCGCCCAGGGACTGAATGATGAACTCAGCAAGACGGTTAATGCAGCTAAATCCGCTGGCGCCGCACTCAACGACTTCGGCAAGGCCACTCGTACAACAAATAGCGCCACGCGCCAAATCAGTGATCTTCGCGCTGGCCTTGGCGACCTGATTATTCAAGGCAAAGAATATCAAAACCTACTGGCTGACATCATTGGCCGCGAGGCACTGCTTGGCCGCCGAACCGGCAGGGCGAATGTGGTCGCCTCTAACCAGGCATATACCAGCGAGATTCTGTCGGGTTTCGGTGCTGCCGAAAATCTACAAGCCATGCCCGACACCACCGCCGCATTGCGGCAGCGGTTGTCGGAGTTGAGCCAGGAGTTTCCGAACGTTATCCGAGGTAGCGAGCGATATTTGCAGATCGGCCGCGAAATGAGCGCGATCGAACGCGAGCTGGCGAAGGATTTGACCGGCACAACGCAGGCGCTGAGGCAGCGCTCGGCTGCAACACAAGCAAAAATTGACGCCGTTCGTGCGTACAACGAGCAGGCAATTCGCGAGCGTGTTCAAGCTGGTGAAATCAGCCTAGCCGAGCGGCGTCGCACGGCGTTTGGCGATGTTCCGCAGGCAATGCGCACGGAATCCGGCGCGTTCATCGCACCGCCGTACCGTACTTCAGGCTACAGCGGCATGGGGACGATGTACGATCGCCCCATTGGCCCGCAGACGGCGCTGGACTATTTCCAGTCGCGTGCCAATCAGTTTCCAGCGCCGATCGGTCCGCAGACGCCACTTCAGTACTGGAGCGGTCGGACGAGCAGTGGTGCGATGCAGGGACCACAGGCGCCTACGGAGTTGTTCCGTTCAATCGGTGGGATTATCACTGCGGAGTCGTCCGCTAGGGCTCAGGCGATGAGCCGCACCTACAAAGAGGTGGCTGCAACAATTCGCGAAACGGCACGCGAGACCCGTGGAAGCACGATGGCGCTGCAAGCCGAACGTGCGGCGTGGGAGCAACTGCAAGCATCTGTAAGGGTTGGCAGCCGCGAGTACAAGCAAGCAGGTCGCGAAATGAAGCGGCTCGATCGCCAGCTGGGTACGACTGGCCGTGGCGAGCGGTTCCTGGAGTCGGCGGGCGCCATCAGCGCCGGTGCGTTCTTCGGCGGCCCTGAGGGCTTGATCGGTGGTATCGGCGGCATGGTGATCGGCGGCCCTGGTGCGGCACTGGGCGGGGCTTCGATTGGTGCGCAGCTAGGCATTGGGAGGAAGGCGATTGGGGATGCGGCTGTTTATTCCGCTGAACTTGAAAAGCTGCGCATTGCACTCAAGGGTGTAGTCGGCGGCAATGCCGAGTACGCAAAATCGCTGAGCATCGTTGATCAGGTTTCCACATCCTTAAACCTGAATCAGCGCGAATCGCTGCAGGGCTTTACCCGGCTCGCCGCCGCCGTTTCCGGGGCTGGCGGGAGTGTCGCGGATGCCGAAATTGTATTTCGTGGCATCACCGACGCAATCAAGGCCACTGGCGGATCTTCGCAGGACGTTCAATCGGCAATCCTGGCAATGAGCCAGGTGTTTTCCAAGGGAAAGGTAAGCGCCGAAGAACTTCAGGGCCAGCTAGGTGAGCGTCTGCCTGGTGCCGTGACCTTGTTTGCTCAAGCGACTGGCCGTACGCTACCGCAGTTGTCAAAAGACCTAGAGCAGGGAACGGTCGGATTAAACGACCTGATGAAGTTTACCGAGGCGCTTTCGCAGCGCTATTCGGCAACGGCGCAAACAATCGCTGGGTCAAGCGCAGACGCAGGGGCGAAGCTGGCTGCAACCCTTGACAAGTTGCGCGCTGAGTTTGGTAAGTCATTTGAGGATATTGGAGCATCAATTCAGCGAGCAACCAACAGGCTTGCCGAGTTCGGCTTAGAAGTCTTCAAGACATACAACATTCAGCGCCAATTTGGCGGCAAGGTTTTGTCCCCTGAAGAGCGTGCAAGGATTGACGAAGAAGCCCTGCAAATTGCACGGCTTCGGCAGCCAAAAGATCCTTTTAAGCGAGGGGAGGAGTTTCAGTCTGTCCGGGCTCAGCTTGAGCGCAACAGAATGTTGCAGCTCGGCTACGACATGGGCATTATTCAACCACCAGGCACGCCAGCCAGTAACACGCCAACCGACTTCGCCGATCCAAAATCCGACAAAACCGGCGAAAAAGCCCAACGCGAAGCCGAGAAAGAA